AAAGGGCATTCCCCGACTTATCGAGAGATTGCCGATGAGCTGGATACAACGGCGAGCAACGTAAGCCGATACATAAACCAGCTCAAAAAGCGCGGGCATATCGATTTCGATATCGGCGCAAAACGATCAATCATCATCCTGTAGGGAAGGAACCAGAGCGATGAAAACAGAGCACGAAATAAAATGCCATCCGAAATATTTTGCCCGGCTCGCATCCGGCGAAAAGAATTTCGAGATCCGAAAGAACGATCGCGATTATCAGGTTGGCGATCGCCTGATCATCAAAGAGTTCGATCCCGAGAAAGGATGGCCGGATCATGCAACATACGGAACGATCACGGCCGAGATAACGTACATAACCGATTTCGCTCAGGCGGCCGGGTACGTTGTGATGGCTCTCAAGATCGATGAAATCAACGCCTAGAAAGGGAATGAAATGCCAATTCTAAATTACACAACCAAAGTTCCCGTTGATCAGACCGTAAACCAGATCCACAAGATCCTTGCGAAAGCAGGGGCATCGGCAATCCTGAGCGAATACGATGGAACCGGGCAGATCTCGCATATTAGTTTTCGGGTAAATCACGATCAAGGCCCGATCCATTTCAGATTGCCCGCGAATATCGATGGGGTAAGCAATGCGCTGAGAGCTGATAAGGCTTATCGGGATGATGCTCATTCCCGGCGGGTTGCTTGGCGCATTCTGAAAGATTGGATCGAGGCGCAAATGGCGATCATCGAGGCTCAAATGGCCGAGCTTGTTCAAGTTTTCTTGCCATACGCTCAGACCTCGACCGGGGAAACTGTTTATCAGCGTTGTATCGATAACGGTTTTAAGCTGATCGAGGGGCCGAAATGATCCAGCTCATCGTAATGATCGCCTCGGTTGGCATCGGGGCGATCGCAACTTTCGCATGGATCGAGAAAGAACATGGGCTCTCGCTGTTGCTGTTCGGCCTGAGCCTTTATCTCGGTTTGCAATCAATCAGAACAGTTTGCGGATGGTGAAAATGAAAACACTCCGAGATTTTATCGAACAACACGAGCCCCACGGCGGTCCGGATTACAATCGAGGCTTTCGCGATTGCAAGGCATCGATCCTTGGAACGATGGATCATATCGATGAGAACCCGACAATGCCGAAAATGATATCGTTCGAGATGATGAAACTCCGCGATGATATGGCGGGCCGGGCGATGATGGGCGAGATGGCGAACCCTGAGCGGGAATGGAACGAGGCCAATCTGCCCGATCTTTGCCGATGGGCTTATGAGGTTGCCGATCGGATGCTCAGAGAAAGGGGGGAATGATGGGATATTTCTCCAACGGAACCGAGGGCATGATGTACGAGGAACGCTATTGCTCGCGTTGCGTACATTTCAAACCGGATGATGGCGGCTGTATGGTATGGCTCGCGCATCTCAACGGGAATTATAAACAGCACGATAACCCCGCGCTTAAAGAGGTTCTCGATCTGCTCATCCCCCGGGAAAAGGATGGCATCGGCAACAAAGAATGCAGGATGTTCCATGTCGAGAACCCGGATCGATGCCCGGATACAAAGGATCTTTTCTCATGAGCGGGATCTTTCTAGCATTCATCGGCGGCCTGATCCTCGGGGCTATCCTCAGGGGCAAGCCCGCCGATATCGATCTCCATAAAGAAAACCTCAAACTCAGGAAAGAGAATGAGGTTTTATGGGATCGCCTGAGGGCATCGGGGAAAATCGATCAGTTCTGATAATTGCCCGGGCAATATCCTCGGCGGCCCGTTTCATATCGGAACATCCATCTTTTCGTTTGCGGGGTATCGTCCGGATGGGCTGTACCCCGCTCCGTTCTCTGGCAATAGGTATCAACGATCATCGGCTCGGCGCATGATACCAAGCTCAACGAGCCCGCGATCAATGCCAGCATCATCAAGGTTCTTTTCCACATTGGCGATTTTCTCCCTGTCCTGCCCGGCCTTTTCTGCGGCTTCCCGGGCTATAGCCTCTATTTTCAATTTATAGGCTCCCTGAGCGGCCTCATATCCGGCCCTATACTTTACCGCTCCATACCCCCAAAACCCGCCCACGAGCGAAAAAACCGCCAAAGCGGGCAGGATAAACCGCCAATATCTGAGAACGAACCCTATCATATCGGTTGCCCCCCCTGTCCGGTTCCGATCAGGCATAGCTCTCTTTCGGCTTCCCTGCGCCGTACAAGCCCCTTGAGCTTTATCCCCTTCGCATATACCCATCGCCTCAACTCGTTACAGGCGGCCGCCGTTTGCCCGGCATTGAGCAATCTGAGCAGGGTTGACCGCCGGAAATTCTCGAGCCCTACGTTATAGGCGAAAGAGGTTAAGGCCGCCCGGCGGGTTTCAGGCATCGGAACCTTTACGGCCGCATCAACGCCGCGCATGAATACCCCGAGCTCAGCCGCGAGCAGGGCATCGCATTCGGCTTGCGTCTTGACCTGTCCGAGCTTCACGCCCTCGGTTGATCCGTAGCAGATCGTTGGAACGCGCACCGGATCCAGATAGGCGGCCAGCTCGAGCCCTTCCCATTTCGCAACGAACGGCGTTGCCAAGAGCATCGCCCCCACCGCGCCGCCGAGAATGCCCTTTTTGATCGTGCCTGATTTTGTATGCGCGCCCATGACCTACCCCATAAAATGCGAAAACAATTTCCCGATGAGCGCGCCGATAAAACCGAACACAACGCCGAGAACGGTTATCGCGCCGTATCCTTTTTGCTCGAGGTTGTTATGCCGCTCAACATCTTGCCGAACCTCATCGATGCGCTTATGAGCCGATTTTGTCGAACCTTCGATGCGGATCATCTGATCGTTCGTTTTATCAACTTTTCCATCAATGATTTCAGTGTTGCGCCGGATGTGCAAAACATCGGCTTGAATTGATCCGATCATTCTCGAAAGTTCGTCAATATTGCTCATGCTTAGCATCCCCCCTTGCCCATTTAAAAACCTTTCCAAAAGGCCGCTCGAACCCCGGCATATGCAACCGGAGCTTTGAAGCTCGATAACCCATGCCGCCCCTGTTTCAGCTCGTTGTAAAAAACCCGATCGGCAAATTGCTTTGAAACCTTTTCGACCGGAACCCAATCGCCATTGATGAGTTTATAGAACGTACCGTTCGGCATCCGGCCCTTGTGATGATAGAAAAAATCATGCGGCAACCATGCCTCATCCGGCATCTCGCGCCCGCCCATACGGATGATCGCTTGCAGGAACCGGGGAACGCTCGCGCCATCGAGGGCATCAAAGCGATGCGGGATCTCGAGGCGATATCGATCGCTTGCAATGCCGAACTCATAAGCCCATCGCCCCGTAAGGTTGGCTTTGCCATCCCATGCGCCCGTAAGCATCCAGCGATCGCCGCTTTCTTTCCCGATGATCGGTATGAGGATCGGTTGCATCATGCCAGCATCCCCGCATCAAAGGCCGCTTTCGCTTCCTCGATCGTTGTAATCTGCCCGGCTTCGATTGCAGCAAGAACAGCCTTTTTCACGCTGAAAGATTTTTGCCGTTGAAAGCCGATTTGCTTGCCGAGGCCGATCAGGGTTGAGAGGCTGATCGCATGGAACCCATCGGGGCTCTGCCAATCAATCGTATCCGGCGCATCCTCGGGATCGAGCTCCTGCCAGAACTGCACCGTTTCGGAGATCGCGGCGCGGGTTTTATCATCGCCGTGTGCTGAGATGCCTTGGAAAGAAACAAGACCTTCGGCGGCAACGGCTCGATAAGTATCAACAAAAAGTATAAGTTTTTGCCGGAAACTAACTTGAATTTCAGTTTCCCTCGCCAGAATTTCTTCTTGGGTTAATGGCACATCGCCATAGTATTTTAATTCTTCGCGGTCTTGGTCTGAAAGTTTTTCCGAAGGCTTGTTTAATCGAACCGGGATCGCAACGCATTTATGTGTTACATCGTTCATGATTTTATCACTCCATAAAGTTTTGCTTTGCCGTTAATGTTGCCAGTGTCATATTTTAATTGACAAGCGTTGTCGGCGGCTGCTGTGTTTCTCATCCCTGAAAAGGAATAAGAGCAAAATCCGGTTGGGATGTTGTTATTTAAACTCCCGACTTGGCCGGTGAATTTTGTTTTCTTTGTGCTGGCAACATAAGGGTCGTGAATAAAAATATGGCCTGCCGCGCCCCCCGCTGTATCGGTTCCGTCGTTCGTGTTTCCATCAATCATTTTTCCGTCCGCCGTTGTCCCGCCAAGGGCAGAGTTTGAAACCGCTCCCGCGCCGGTTGGTGTGCTTAAAACACCACTGATATTGTACGATGTTGCATAGCTTGATCCGTTATTCGAACTTAATCGGAAGTTTAATACTGCACCGTCGGAGGATGGATAAACATCTGAAAATTCTAATAAATAACATTCATAAGTCCCATCAATAAGGCTTATAAAATCAATACTTGACGCACCGCTGGCTGTTGCCGTCCCCAAGAGAACTAAACCCCCGCTTACACTCCCGAACGAAATATTTCCGGCACCATCCGTTTTCAAAACCTGATCGGCTGTACCATCCGCGCTCGGCCAGAGTAACCCATCGAGATCGAGAACCCCCGTTCCCTTTGCCCTCAATAAAAGATTGATGTTCGTATCATCGCCAACCGCCGAGAGAATTGGCCCGCCGCCTGTTGCCTGATTTTCGATGTTAAGATGATTTACGGCTGATCCGTCCTCGGTAAACGTGAGCAATTCCCGCGTTCCATCGCCGATTGCTTGCCCGTTTACATCGAGCATTCCGCCGAGCTGAGGCGTTGTATCATCGACAACCTGAGAGATCCCCGGAGCGATGCTGTTCCAGCTTGCGCCATCGTAATATTTGAGAACGTTATCCGTTGTATTGTAAACGAGATCGCCCTCATCGAGAGAGGTTGCCGGATCCGATGCCTCCACGCGATACCGCTCGGCAAAGCTGTTCACTCCGGCGATGTTCGCGGCAACGGTTGTTACATCGGATGCAATCGCCGCGACCGCCGAAATCTCCGTATCGATCGCCGCCGCCGCCGTGATATCGGCCGTTATTGCGCCGAGAGCGGTAATCTCCGTATCCAGCCCGGCGAGCGTTGTAATGTTCGCATCATTGGCCGCGACCGTTGTTACATCGCTATCGATGGCGGCAACGGCTGTAATATCGGCGGCAATGGGGCCGAGAGCCGCAACCTCGGTATCGATGCCCGCGACCGTGGTTACGTTCGCGCTGATCCCTGCGACCGTGGTTACGTTGGCAGAGATCCCGGCAACGGTTGTTACGTTCGCCGCAATTCCTGCCACGGTATTTACGTTCGCGATCGCTCCGGCAACCGTGTTCACATTGGCGATCGCCGCGCCAACGATATTTACGTTCGCGATGCTGTTCGCAACCGTTGTAATATCGCCGCTCGTGGGGCCAGCTTTTACCGTGTTCCCGCTTGCGCCAAAAATAAGAACTTTGTCAGTACGGGCCGCCGCCGTTTCGATCTCGAAATTGATCTCATCCTCGGCATCGGCTTTCTGCAATCCGAGCGATCTCTTAATCTCGAGCTCGTTTTGTTGCAGCATCATAACCAGCTTATCGAGTTCGCGGTTCATCGTTTCCGCTTTGAAATCGCCGCCTGTCAGGAAGTCAGTCACCCGGGAAACGGCGAGATCGCGATAAAGCACATAGCGGAAATCTTCCTCAGCCCCATCCGGATACGGCGTGAGATCGAAAACGATCGATCCACCATCGGCGAGCCCTGTACCCGTTACGGAATAATCATCGCCGCGAACGAGCGTGTTTACCGTTCCATCATCCTCGATCTCGAGAACAACCAGATCATCGGCATCGAAGATCGGGAAATCAAAATCAAAGCCAGTTTCACCGCCGCTCGCGGTATAACCGTTCAAAGGTTCGATATCATTGATTACGATTTCAGCCATCTTACTGCACTCCTGTATTTTGAGCTTTTTGTTTCATTTCAACGCTCTTTCTGAAATATGCTTGCCCTTTGGGATGATTGGCAAAGAACAGCTCGACCGCCGCCCCCTTGTACTCATTGTAAACTTTTCTGATCAGATCGCCCTTTGCGCCTGTGGCATCCCGATCATCCGGAAGCATAGCATATTCTTTTTGCTCTATCATCCAATCGAGCGTTTCTTTCATGTTCATGCGCTTGCGATCCGGATGGGCATCGTTCGGAACCCGGATCTCGTTCATGATTTTGATCAGATCGATCCGATCGCCGGGGTTGAGCTCAACGGGCAAGCCGTAAACCTTCCCATTTACGCGGGCCGAGATATCAGAGCGCGGCTTGCTCAATGGCATATTCAGCCGCTCAAGTTCGCCATCGATGCCGACAACCTTTACAAATTCCCGATGCTGTTCGATGGTCAGATCCGATCCAACGCGCATATCGCGGAAACGCCCGGCCTCGATCTGTTTCGGGAAGTTCTTGCCTTTCAGATCTTTGAAATCGAATTTCGGCGTATTCGTATAGATCGGCGTTACGAGATCCGGCCCGAGCCCGCCCTCATACTGTATTTCCTCGCCCCAGATATTCACATCGGCGGGTAGATCTTTCGAGAGGCCGGGCGTTGAACCGTATATCTTGTTTATCGCCCGATCCCACATTTGATAGCTCTCGCTTTCGGCAACAAGAATATCATCGCCGTACTGATCTTTTTCGATGCTCCACTTGTTCGCCTCGGCAACCCGTTTCGCGCGATCCATGAAAAGGTTTGATTTCACGTTGCGGCTGAGCGGCGTACCCGGCGCGGCTGGCCCCAGAACTGCACCCGGCGCGGTTGCGAGCAGATCAGAGAAGTACCGCCCGATCGCCTCAGAGCGCGCGCCATCATCGCCGTATTGCGGATTGAACGCCTCGAAGAAACGCGAGATCCCCTCGAAAAAGCTCTTATCCTGCATGTACGGAACAACGGCCGCCGTTGCCGCGAGCACGAGGTTTTGCCGTTCTTCCTCGTTATCCACATAGGCCAGCGCGTTCGATGTATCGGCGGCAATCGCCATCAACATCCCGGCGGGCTCGAGGCGGTTGTAATTCATCATCTTATCGGTTCCGGGCAAATGGCAAGCGTACCGTTTCTTGCCCTGCCCCTGCTCGATCTGAGAAACCATTTTGAAGTTATCAGAGATGCGGCCCGTACAGATCCCGTTAAGGCTTGCCCATGCGCCAAACCCGAGAAGCGAACCGCCCGTTGCCCATTTGCCCATGACCAGTTGACGCTTTGCAGGATCCGGCGAAAAGAAATCCTTGTAAGTTTTCGAGTTCGGATTGACCAGAGCCAGCCCTGGAACGCGCGCCGTTGTGTATTTCGTAATGTTATTGATCACGTTGAAAAACGGAACCACAACGCGCCCGGCCGGAACGTTTCCAACGCGGGCAGTATTGAGGAACCCGCTCAGCTTTTGCGCCACTTCGCCCGGCGGGGTTGTGAATGTCTGCTCGCGGGCGAACTCCAAAGCCTCACGATGAACCTCCGGCGCATTGAGCTGAGGATCGGCGAGGATCTCTTGCAAGCGCGCCGCCTGAGCTTCCTTGCTGGCCCCCGTTTGAAACGCCTCTCGAGCGGCCAGCGCGTGAAGCTGAGCCCGGTAATTCATGGTTTTGAAAAACTCATCCTCAGCCATCAAGAAACGGCCGGGCAAGCGATAGTAATATTCGCCCATAAAATCGATCATATGCGCGAGCTGGCTGTTGCTCTTTACCAGCTCATCGCCCTGCATGAATTTCGATGTGATCGTTTTCGCGAGCGGCAATTCGTTAATGTTCTGCGCCGTGATCGATGGCGTGTAATCCATCTTGCCGAAAATATCGGAACCCTCGCCGGATCGCATGGCTTTCAGGAAAGCAACCATCGCATCATTCGTTGCCATTGCTTGACCCTGCGCGAACGCATTGGCCTCGGAGAACGATACGCCTTGCGTTGCTTCCTTGCCCAGAGCCCGCGCCGCGCCCCTCTCAGCCGCCCCATACGTTGCGGCCGCATAACGCTCGATAACCGCCTGATTGATCGTGAGGCTGTTCCCTACCATGTTTACGGCGTGAGTTGCCGGGGATCCGAGCAAGCTGTTGATCCATGCCTCGAACAACATATCCGGCCCCGATACCTGTTCGGCATTGCGGGCGAATACCGCCGCCGCATCCGGGCCGCCGTTTTCGAGAACGTTCAAATACGCATCAACGAGCATTTCGTTCGTTTCTGCACCGCCCGACTTTTGCACCATCTCGGCAATATTGACTTGCCGTTCCATCGCGCTTTTCGCTGTCATGCGGTATTGAGAAAGAGCCCGGGCCGTTTCCGTTTGAACGCCCTTGATCTGCGATTGCAGAGCGGATACAACGGCGAGCTGCCTACGAAACGCGATCATGTTCTCGGAGCTGTTCCCTCCGGCCTTGATCGATCTCGCTAGATCGTCCGTTTTTGTGAGCTCGGAAACAAAGATATCTCTCGCGGCTTTAATTTTATGGGCGGGCCATAGCTCCCCGGGCTGGCGGGATAGAACCTCATCGACATTAAAGCCCATTTGCCGCGAAAGATCTGCTTTCGCCTGAGTATCATCGAAGGTTTCAACGCCGCGCTTGTTCTTAGCGATCGGCTCTTTGTAAACCTCCGAAATCTCATCGATGAGATTGTTGAGCTGATCCGGCGTTTCCATCCGGCTCAGGTTGAAATCGATGCCCTCGGCCTTGCCAGTGCTTTCCAGCGCGGCGCGCGCGCGGGTTACAACATCCTCGGGAACAATGCGCTCGCCGGGCTGAGTGATCAGCTTTCCGGCCTTATCGAGCGTTTCGCTTGGAACAAGAGCTTTCTCGGCCGGGCGGCTCAGCTCATCGAGTTTCTGGATCCCGCGCTTGATCAGATCGGTTTTACCGCCCGCGAGCTTGAGGTTCGGGTTCGCCATATCCTCGGCGAGCAACTGAAAGCCCATGTTTCCGGCGGCGGCAACCTGTATCCCATCCGAGCGCGTTGCCGATTTCAGATCGCGGATCCGGTTATTCCAGCCTTTCAGGAATTTCAGTTGCGAGGGATCCCGCGCCGCGATCTGTCTTACGAACGCTTGCCGGATATCGAGCATCTTTGCCGGATCGCCCTGAGCCTGATCGAACATCTTGCGCGCGCGATCGGGGCCATGATGAACGGCCGCATCGAATATCACGGCCGCTTGCCGAGCATTCATATCCTCGGTAACAACATCCTGCCAGATCCCCGAATAAACGGTTTCCTCTAGGTATGCCCGGGCCGCATCCTCGCCCTTGGTTTTCAAGAGCTTCTTTGCCGCCTCGTATTCATCCGGAAACGATTTCGAGGATACGCCGAACAGCGTTGCGCCGCCCCGATCCCCTTTGACGTTTGCCGCCCCGCCCTCAGCTTGCCGGGTAAAGGCCATCGCCTGAGTGAACCGATCATCCGTATCGATCGCAGATTGCGGCCCAACCGATCCCTCGGCATCGCCCGGGGCCATTGCGCCCGTTGCCGCCCCTGCGCCGAGCAATTTCGGCAAATGCTTATCGATGGCTTTCCCTACGCTCTCAGGAACCTCGATCGCTTTGATCGCCTGTTTCCCTGATTTCACCGCGCCGATGATACTGCGCGCGGCAACTTCGCCGATCCCGAGCATCCCGATCGCCTCAACCGCGTTCCTTGTCCGGTTCTCGAAATCGCCGTCATCTGGATCGGTTGCGATCAGCTCGCGCAATGCGCCGAATGCCTTGCTATCCTCGGGGATCAGGTTCGCGATATTCTCTTGCTCAGGCGATACGCCGAAAAATCCAACGGTTCCATCGGCAAGAACAGAGCTCAGCAATGCACCCGCGCCCATCGCCCGATATGCCTTGTAAAGCCCGGCGGCCGGGGCAACGTACTGGCCCGCAACATCGCCAACATCAACGGCAATCTGCCCGCCTGTTCCGAACTCTTTGCCAGTGATCCCCGATTTATTCGCGGCGATATCGGCGTTTTTCAGGAACTCGGTTGAGAATTGCTCGAACGCCTCGACATTCTCAGGCCCGAGCGCAAAATCTCCGATCGGATTATCGACCGCCGAACGGATTACGTTTGTAATGAATTTCGTTGTTCCGAGGCCGATACCGCGCATCGCACCCTCGCCAACTTCCCCGGCTCCGGCGGCTATCTCGCCAACCCTATCGAAAACCGTCTTATCGATCGCGCTCTCGGGAACCTCATCCAGCTTGAGCCCGGCATCTCCGAACGATCTGATCGGCTCATTGCCTTGCTGTTTTGCGATGATATACGGCCCATCCTCGCGATCCTCGATAACGTATGTTGCATCATCATCGACAACCTCGCGGCGTTCGTACTGCACCGCCGCCGCCTGTTTCGCCTTGGAGCGTTCCCGCCCATCCCGATAGGCGATCTCGGCCGGATGGTTATAATCCATCGCCGCGCGTACCTTGCCCTCATAGCTGGCAACCGGGTTTTCGTTCGTTGCGAGAAAATTGCTCATTGTCCTATCCCTGTAAACTGCTTGCGGGCCTGAATACGGGCCTTTTCATCCAACTGCATCTTGAGCTCATCGCGGGCCTTTTTCGCCTCAGGCTCCGGCGTGTCCTCATTGTTGAGGATAACATTAAGATCTTTGATTTTCGAGTTGATTGCCTCGATCTCGGGATCTGTATCCCCAACCGCCCGGCGTTCCTTGATTTCCTTGATGAGCTCGCGCGCGCGCCCTTGGATATCGAACTGATCTTTGCCCGGCATGGCGTTGATATCCTCGGGCAGAGTTCCGGCGGCCTCGGCTGAGATAACCTCATTCATGAGCCGTTCCTGAAATTCTGCATAATCGGCCGCGCTTGCCTTGTTCGGATCGGAAAACAGGGCGAAACCTGTTGCCGCCTCAGGCGCGAGTGATGCCTTGCCGAGCGTGAGCATCGAGGAATACCGCTCGGAATTGCTCCAATGCGATCCGGCGTTGATCTGCCGGGTAAGCTGTACCAGTTCGCCGCGCGCCTTATCGCCAAGCCCGGCCGGGGGAAGCTGAGAAGCCGATCGAATATCCCGATTGATTACGGCGAGCTTTGTTTTCGACACCGTACCCGGATCCGCGATATCGCCCGATCCTACCGTTTCCATGAGGCTTTGAAGTTCCTCGACCGTTTCCAGCCGCACGAGGCCGCTATCATCATTCACGGCGTTGAGATAGAGCATCCGCAAGGCATCCGGATCGCCCTCGACAACCTGAGAACCATCGGGCAATTCCTTAACCTTGAACCCCACCGCAAGAGCCTGATCAACGATTGCCTCGTTGTATTTCACCCGCGCGCGATCAGCTTTCCGATCGTTCTGTTCCTCGAAACTGTTGATCGTGCTGATATGGGTTCTCATATACGAGGCGATCTTTTCCTTGCCCTCTTGATCGAGAACGCTATCGACCGAGGTTTGCTGGATCTCGCCGTTCGCCCCTACCGTTGTAAGCGCGGTTGTTCCCTTAACGAAATTCAGGTAAGAGGCAACGCCCCGGCCCGCTTCCAGCTCTCGAAGGAAATCGCCCTTTACGGCCGAACCTAAAACCATTTTATCGAACTCGGCGATTTTCTTTCCGATTTCCTCGACCGAGAACGCGCCGGATCTGCCTTGCCCCTCAGGGATCAGATAGCCGCCAACCGCATATTCGGTTCCGGGGCCGTTCTGCGCGAGCAATTCGATGTAATTTTTCCGGAGCGTTTCAACCGCTTTCGCCGCATCCGTTCCAACATCGCCCGCCTCGAACATCTTGGGGGCGAACATCTCGAGGCTTTTCGTTGCCGATGTTTCGTAATCGTTGAAATTCGCAACGGCTTCGGATTGCCGGATATCGCTGAGCTCTTTGTTCGCCGATGTGATCTGAGCCATCGCCATCGTTCCGAAAGTTTCGCGGAACGGATCAACCATATCCTCAGGCAATTCGCTGGCGAACTTATCGGCCCATGCGCCCATTGCCGCTTTCTGCGCGTCTGGATTGCCCGGGTTCGCGAATGCAATGCGCTGGATCGTTTCTTGCGATTTCATGCTCATTTGCACCGTGGCGGCCTGTATGCCACTGGCGTTATAGGCTTTATGAACGAGGCTCTTTCTTTTCGTTGGCCGGAAATTCATGCCATCGGTTGCGCCCGCGAGAGCACCATCCTTTTGAGCCTGAGCAACGTTCGCCTCGAGCTCGGCACGATGGGCCTTTTGAGCAACATCGAGGAAAGCCCCGGAAAGTTGCCGCATATAATCAACGGAGCCATCATCATAATTGACTTGAGGGGCTCGTTCTGTGAACACGCTCGGGGCGTTATATTGCAATCTCTCAGCCATTAGAAACTAAACATCCCCCTGTCATATTGATCGGCCGCAAAGTTGCCGAGGATTGATGCCGCCTGTCCTTGCCCTGAGCGAACAGCGTTCCGGCCACGTTGCCGGGCGATCTGCGCGCGAACTTTCTCGGTTTCGGATCGGATCTTTGCGTTCGTTCCCGCCGTTGACCATGCGTTATTGGCATCCGTCAAAGCCTGTTTCTGAGCGGTTACGGGCGAGCCGGAACTTACATCGATCCCCGATGCGGCCCCGCGCGCGTTCGCCGATGCGATAGCCCGGGCAACATCGCGCTTGATCAAGTTCGCTTCCTCGAGCCCCCGGATCTGCTCTTGCTTCGCGTTGAACTCATTGAGCCGCGCCTCGCTCTCCGAGATACCCTGTTCGCCGCGCCCGGCGGTTATTGCGCTGAAAGCCGAAAACGCTGTTCCCAACGTGCTCAGGGTTGCCCCGAGAGAGAATGCCCCGCCCGCGCCGAACAGCCCGGCGGTTGCTGCGGTTGCGGCCGTGGTTGCCGTTGCCGCGCTTGCCGCCGTTCCGATCGCTAGTGCTGAAATTGGATCTGCCATATTCTAAGCCCCTAAATCGATAGTTTAACGCCCACGCCGAGCAACGTCATTCGGCCGGGCCTGTTTTTTGTTACGGTTACTTGCCCCTTGTCAGTGTACCCGAGAAAGCCCTCTTGCGTAATCCTGCCCGTGAAATTCACCCCATCAACATCGAGGGGCGATCCGGATCCAGCAAGGCCGAACTGTTTGAACACCGCCTCGCGGCCGTTGAAAACAATATGCTCGGTTTCGTAAAGCTCGCTCGTGATCTCGATAATGCGTTTCTTTTTCCCGAAAGCCGTTCCCTCGGGCAAGGTTGGCTCAACGGGCAGGGTTATCGCGCTGATCGGGAAGAAATACCCGGCCTCGTAATACTCATCGCTCTCGTTCGGGATTGTCGCTTGCCCGGATCCGTCCAGCTCGAAAGCCCCCTGATAATTATCATCGGCGTAAACGTGAACATCTTCCTCGTTCAAGAGATGCGCGGCCGTAATCGTGCTCGTTGCCCCGCCGCTCGTATCGACCCGAACAGCGCAATCCATCCGGAGAGTGCTATCGAACATCTCAACGAACCACTTATCGCCGCCGTTGATCTCGCGCTTTATGAGGAAATAAATATCCGTATCATCGACCCCCACCCGCAAGATATCGCCGTTCGGCGTATCCATCGTTGACCATGCAATGACCTGTTGCGAGCGGATCGTTGAGCAGAGCGCGGCCGTTCCATCCGGATTTACCACGATCAAAAGATCATTTTCCTCGGTTGAGGTTGATCTGCGCTTATTGAAATCAGCCGGATTGTCGATCATGTGCGAGCTCAGCAAGCTCAGGTTATCGGCCGTATAGTTATTCGATCCATCCTCGAGCAATACGAACTCGCGAACAGCCTTGCCGCCGCGCTGGATGAACAGAGCCGCCCCATCGAGCTCGACAACCCGCAAGCCCTTTTTCGATCCCCGGCGCGTTGCGTTGATCGTTGAGCTTTCGTTCGGCGTGATCGGCCGCTCAGGAACATAGAACTCGCCGCCCGTTGTGAAGATGATCAGATCCTTGAGCGAGAACAGGTTCACGATATCATTGAGCTGATCGGTATCGAGGGTAAGCTCGATCGGTTCATCATCGAGGCCCGAACCCGGCTCGAAATCAAAGTATTCGCCGATGCGGGAGCCCCAGAGCGTTGAGGGCCGAGGCCCGCCGCCCATGTAAAGCCGCCCATCATGGAACGTTCCGCAAGCGGGCCAGCCGCGCGCGCCGCTCCATGTATCCTCGAAACCACTATGGAACGTCCAATTCGTTGTGGTCATGGCATCGATGTTATAGAACGGGATCTCGACAACCGCGACAACCTCGCTCGTGCTGTTCACTTGAACGACCCGCGCCAAGCCGCCATTGCCTGAAATCTTTTGCCCGAGATAGGCCGAGGTAAAGTTCGGCGTTGCCGTTCCTGTAATTTTTATCTGCCCCGAAACCGCGCTCGGCGTGATCGTCCAGTTCGGAGTTGCTGTTGCCGGGCTGTAGTCGTATTTCGGAATGTACGCAAAGCTCAAAGCCGTGATCGTCCAGCTCGTATCAGATACCCGAACGATCGTGTAAGGCTGAGTTGTGGGATGGAAAATGATGAGCGTATCGTTCGATTGCGTCCAGTTGAGATCCGCGAGCTTCGCGCCTGTCCATTGCGTGAGCCCGGTAATCGAATGAACCTGAGCACCGTTTTTATAGATCCGAATTTCGCGATCCAGAAAGAGCAAGAGGTACGTTGTTTCGCTATCGAACTCGAACGATACGAACCGCGCCCCATCATCCGGATCATTGCCGCTCGTGAGCGTTGAAACGTTATTGATGAATTTCAGCCCCGGCCGATCCTTGATGCCGCCCTGAGGCATAACCACAACGTTCCGGAGTTCCTCGGCCCCCGAAAAATAATGCTTAATATCGGTACGCGCTTTAAGAAGCGGATCAACCTCGCCGCTCGTAAAATCCGATTTCAATAGCCGGATCAGCCGCCCCATTACGACCCCCTAGCATCAACGAGGGAAAAGCCCTTGATCGATTGGTTCGGCCGAAATCTGCTATCGATCGAACGCGCGATCTCGAAATAACCGCCCCATCTTTTCTCGCCCGGCGTACCGAACGCGATGAAATCATATTTATCCGCTTTCGAGCTATCATCCGTCAGGCTTTCCGCGAGGCGGGCCGAGAGAATATAGATCGTCAGGTTCTCGATGTACGGCGGGAAACGGCTCTCATCGATATCGAACTGAAAATCGCCCCAGAGCGCGGGCTGATCCGAAAGCACAACATCGCCTTGGATATCCCATTCCTTGATGGGCTGAGCCCCTACATCGCCGGAATTGTAAATCGCGAGAGGGCCAGAGATCCGGCCGCTCGGCAACTGAAAGCCGTATCGGTATTCGTTCGTTGGCGTATTCGTCAAACGGCCGAGCTGTTTCTTGCCCTTCGATGCCCACCAAGGATAGGCGCAAAGAACCTCTTTTTTTACCATCGGATAGAGCAGGGAACAGGCGAGCGTAACATCATCATCGCCCTCGAGGTTATCGATCGGGCTCATGCCGATGTTCACCAATGCGCGCGCGCATATTTTAACGTCCGTTGTGCCGAGTGAGATATTCGCCATTACAAGCCCCCGAAAATCTTGCGAGTGTATCCAGACATTGAACGAACCCGGAAAGAAAGAGCATTTTCCTCTTTAAATCGCCTGAGCTGTTCCTGCCAACCTTGAACCAGTGAATGAGCCGGGCTCAGCTCTCCGAACCTCGGATCCTCGAGCGAGCCCTCATGCTTTTTCACGCTATAACCGCCGCCGCCGCTCATGGGGCAACCGCATAAAACAACCATCTCATACCCGATCGCGAGCATTACGGCCGCGCCGAACAGGGCTGATCCTGCCCCGGTATTCAAATCCCATATATATTCATTCTCGCGCGCGTTCGGCCGCTTCATTTTCGAGCGGCTATGGATCTCGATCGGATGCTCAACGCCCTCGAGGAACTGTTCCAGCTTCTCAGGATGCGCCGTTGCTATGTGATCGGCGAACATCATCCCGGCCGCATCATTAATCGCGCATACCGCTATCGGCAATTTCTCGGGGCTCATCGCATCGATGGCCGCGCGCGCCGCCGCAATATCATCATCGGCGCAAGGATGGGTTCCTACAACGAAACAAACACCCGAACGATTTTTCGGATGTTGCGGAATGCTTTGGATTTTATTGAGATCGTAGGTTTGCGGATACGGGCAAGGGATATGGGGAACGCCGCCGCCCTTATTAAATCCCAAAAACAAATTATCGAAGCCCATCCGGTTTCCCCTTGTAAAAGAGGCGGGGGATCCAGAGCGATCAAAACCCCCCGCCTCGGTTAAAAGCTCAGGAACCCGAGCCCTTAATCTGCGTCACTGATCGACAAGCTCGTGCCATCGTTTACATCGATCGCACCTGCCGATTTGCTCAGAACGACAAGCAACGTGGGGGCCAGCGTACCGCCGGAGCCCGCGCCACAAAGGGCGTAAATGAAATCGCCAACGTTCAGGAGATGATATGCGCCGCCGTAAGCAACGCCAGCCCTGAAATAGTTCGCGGTATTCACATCCGCTTTGCTGTCTGCCGTAACATACGACCAAACAGCCGGAGCCCCGGTAATGGTTGTCGTGCCAACGCCCGCGAGGGGTTTTGACTGATTACCGACCGGAGCGAAGTTTGCAATATTAAAAGTCATCTTTCGATTTCCTTTTCAGTTAGGGGTTGCTTTACTCGGTCACATCGGCTTCAACGACACCGCCCGCATCGATGGCGACCGAACCAGCCGAGAACAGGCCGTTGCAGAGCCACGATGTTTTTTCCGCGATGTAATTGATTTCGGTTTTCCGATCGATGCCGACCGCGAGGCCCAGAGAGCCGCGCAAACCACCATGATAGAAATAGTTCTTGCGAACCGAACCAGACAACGGCAAGCCGCCCTCATCGTAATCGCCGATCTCGATGATCTGATAGCCGAGCCATTTCGTGATTTCGCCATCAACGAGGGCTTTCACCGCGTTTTTGTCGAACGTGTTGGCATCGTCATCCCCGAGCAAGCCGTAAAGGTTGTTCGAGTGCGTGATGAGATAACGATCGCGCTTCGATACGCCGTTTGCGCTTTGCAGCTTGCGGGCATAACGGAACTTTGCCGTATTGAGGTTCGTATCCGAACCGCCGATATCGGTATCGATCGTCAAGCTCGAGCTGGCCGCATCCATCGCATCGAGGATCATTTGATCTTCGCGGCGCATGATCGCTTGCGCGATTACGGTTGCCAGCTCTTTCTTTTCGTCAACGTTCGTTTTTTGCTGATCGAAAACATCCGTATATTCCGGAGCGTTCCAATCGCCGAGCGTTGCCGTTTTCTTGGCGTGAGTGATGTTCATCGGAATAACATCGGTTTGCGGAATGCGCGCCGTTGCCATGCCTTTGCCCATCGTGGGGAATTTATGCTGATTGCCGACAACCCCGGTTTTAGTCCGGATCGTCTTGCGAAGTGCGCCGCCTTCCTCAGCATACGCATGTTTTACCATGTCATCGAATTGCTGAATTGCGGCATCTGAAAGGAATTTTGACATCCTTGGATCTCCTAGTTTCGGGTTAAGAACAAAAACAAAATTGAGTTTTCGCTTAGTGATTGCCCGGAAACCGGATCACCGCTTATCGAGAGCCTCTCGATCATGGGCCGATCTTACTCGGCTTGTAGCGGGTTCGGCATTGCGCCGAATTATCCACGAAGAACGCCCGATGAGGGCGTAATGCAAATATCTCAAAAAAAAGCCCCCTTGTCAAACAGGGGGGCTCTTGAGTTATCCGTGGGGAAAGAAAACGGGTTTTAATACAGGGGGGATCTTTGGCTCTCGCCCGATTTCCCATTGCCGTATTTCCGCTCGTATTCCTTATCGACCATATCCGTATATTCCTTATCCGCGCCATACCGCTTATCGGCTTGCATCGTTCTCAGCTCATCGGCCGATTTAACGCCGCCATCGGCTTTCAGATCGAGCGGGATGTTCTGCGCCTCGCCGTAATGTTTCCGGATGGCTTGCAGGGCTTGGATCCCGGCCGCCGTTTCCGTGAGGATCAGGATCTCTTGCATTTGCCCCTCGTTGAGCTCGCCCCGCTTGAACAGCCCGGAAAGGAACTCAACTTGATTATCAACAATAGCTTGCCCGTTTTTCCCGAGCTTGCCGAGTTCCTCTTTCGCATCCGGCATCGGCGGCGGCGCGCCCTCGCCTTTCAGGAAATCGCCCGCCGTTTTGCCGAAACCCTTGAGGGCATCGTTGAACATCTCTTGCGTGAAATTATTAGATTTCGCGTAATCCTTGAACCATTTGAGCATGGGATCGCTCTCGACCTTATCGGCCTGAAAGAGCTTTTTGAGATCATCATCGAGCTCGATCTTGTAATCGTCCGGGGCTTTCTTGTTGTTCCCGAGCTTCTTTTCGAGATCCTGATAAGCCTTTGCCATCGCCTCATGACGGATCTCGCCCTTTTCAGGATCCCAGAACTTCTCGGGGATATGCTCAGGCCGCTCGGCCTTTTTGCCCTTGTCCTTATCGGCATCCGGATCGGGATCTTTATCGCCCTCGCCTTTGCCCATGATCTTGTCTTTGTCGATCAGGCCGCCTTTTTTATCGCCGCCATCATCGCCGGAGCCGCCCTGATAATCGCCGCCCTTATCGGCATCGCCATCATCTCCCCCGGATCCACCGCCGCCCGATCCATCATCATCGGCGGGGCTCATACAAAGTTGTGGATAAAATCCGAATTGTTTCAAAAACAGGCTCATTGAGTTTTTCCTTTCGCTCTGGTTTTAGGTTGTGGTTTGCGATGCAAGAACGTCTTGATCATCGCCATGAATGACTTTTGACCGGATCGCCAAAAGCCGAATGCTGCCCCGTTATAGAACCCGAGGTTAGGATCGAAATCCCGTACATCGTTCGCAAAGATATCCATGTACTGCAAAACGACTTGCCCGGCGGGGGTTGAAAAACACTTGCGGAAATTCATGGCGATCTCATCGATGCTCATGCCGAGGCGATGTTCCATGATGGTTTTCGCTTCTGTTTCCTGTTTCTCGAACCAATCCCAACCATCGGCCGGGATGTTCGGGATCGGATCTGTTGAATGCTCGCTCATTAGAACCCCCTGATATCGCGCAATGCTTTTTCCTTAGACACCATACGCCCATAAAGCGGATGCGCCAACCTATCAGCCAAGAGCTTGAGCATTTGCCGCCGTTGCTGGCGGTTCGGAATGTTGTCTTTCATCGATTTCCACTCGGCGCGATGAGCGAGCAATTCCTCGTTATAGCGAAAATGCCCATCGGTAAGATATCGATCCCACCATACCTCAACGCCGATATCGAGTTGCCGCTCGCAATGAACGCGCTCATGCGCCCAAAGGTACGGCGGGATCTCGGTATTGTTCGGATTATAGATCGCATTGCCGTAAGCGAATATCACGCCCTCGCCATGAGCACCCGGGAACACGGCCGCGATCGCCTCGAAGTTCGGCGGGCGGGCGTTTATCTCTTGTAGGGGGATGCCTTTCGGCGTGTGATCGGTTGGCTGTTTCTGTTCGAGATCCGCAATATCGGGGATCTCTGCCTTTTCTTGTAAGTTCATTTTTTCTCTCGCTCTGTTTTCTCTTGCTTATCGGGATTGCAAGGCTTGGTTTACCAGTCCGAGCCCCGCACCCGGATTATTACCCTCGACACCCGCAACGAGCTCCGTAGCGTTCTCGAACGCCTTGGCTCTGGTTGTTTCATCGGCGATCAGATCCTCATCAACGCCGAGCTTGCGGGCAATATGCGCCGGGATCTCTTGGAGCTTGAAGCTCAGAGCCGTAATTTGCGGCCCGAACAATGCGCGGCTGATCTCGATCGCCTGAGTGATGTTCTCGATTTCGTTGAGCTGTTGCTGTTGCGCGAGAGGGCTTGTGATCGTGAGGCTAAGATTTTCGCCATCGATGCTCATGGGCTTGCCCTGCGGATCAACGGGCATTTCGATCATGCCCCAATCATGGGCGAGAATGTCCAGCGTGTTCGCCACGGTTGGCGTTACAACATCGCGCACGATCCGGCCGTATGTTGCGCCATGATCATCGGCGAACTGCCTGAGCCGCGAGATAATCTCGGCCGCCGTTCTCGGCTGGCCTGTCAACGGGGGCAATTCGTTATCCATCATCGTTTTGCGAATGCTGTCCTGCAAACGCTCTTGCTCGAGATACGAAACATCGAAATCGCCGGATCTGCCAAGCGGCGCGATCGATGGCCCCGCCGGATGCCCGGCATTGCGCGCGACCGGAATAAAGCTGAGCGGGCTGATCTGCACGTTATCGGGATTGATTACCCCATCATCGACAACGGTATAAACACCGGATACGGCGAGCGTTGCGTTTTTCAGCGTGAGCTCAACCAGCTTATTGATCGTTTTCGCATCGGGCAGGGCATCGAGCACCGGGCCGCGCCCGTTCGCCTCGTTCGCCGCGCGCATCATGCGGCCGATAATGTACGGGAACCGCCGGAGCTTGCGCTCAACGATGCGGGCGTTGCCATCTGGAATGATCACATCATAAAAGATCTCATCGGTATCGTAGTTATGATACAGAGCCTCGATGAGCTGGAACTTTTTGCTCTCATCGCCCTTCTTTGCATCGAGCATATCTTTCGTGAGCTTGGCATCCGGCCATGTTGCCTCGATCAATCCGACCGCGAGCGAGAACTTGCGGAATACACCGCCGTTCGTACCATGCGGCCCGATCTCAACGGCGACCTCCATTTGCGGAACAGCCTGATAATTTACAGGCTCGCGGATATTTCCCTTTTGCGTTGTGAGGATCCCGTTCGAGATCATCATATCGAGGGTAAATTCTCCGATGGCGTTTTGAAAGTTTGAGCGATGATGGATGATATCGAACATCTGCTCGTTGATATCTTGGAGCTGTTTATTCAGCTTGTTCTTGAAATCTTTGTTCGCTTCCCATTTCGGCCCGGCCTTGATCTGCACCCAATTTTGAAACGCCGGGAACATGAGGTTTACGAATTTGTTCGCCGATTTCCGCGTTGATACGAGCAACGTACTCTCGAACAAATGGGCGTTTTTCTGATTGCCCGGCGTATCCTGAGAATAAAGATTTCGCTGAGGCAACGCATAGCGATAGGCATCCTCGAGCAATCCCCGGCTGTTGTCCTTTTCCTCGAATGCTTTATCGGCCCGTTTCCGAACCGTCTTAACCGGAATGCCCATGCCGTTCCCCTTTTAGAAATTGCCGCCCGTTGCGCCTGATCCACCGCCGAGCTGAGCAATCTCATCCTCGCGGCCCGGAGCCAATAGCAAGCGGCGACCTGTCCGGCGGTTGGTTGCAAAGCGAGCGGATGAGCTGAGCTCTTTATTCGCGTTCGTTTCGGCTTCCTTCGCCCGGCGTTCGCTTTCCTTTTGCGCCGCGAGCTGTTCGGCCGTTGGCCCTGTTGCTTTCGGCGTTGATGGCTTAAATTTTCCCATGACTGATTTCCCTTGCCAGAGTTGGCCCCAAAGTTCGATACCCATACTTTGCCATCAAATTCTCGAATTGTCTATTCTGCCCGATATTGGCGGTTGAGGTTGCGAATGAAAACATTGCGCTCTTTTCGTCAAACCAGCGCGAAAGCTCATCGGCGATCATCCTGCCCGCCCCCTTGCCCCGCGCGCGCGGCGACACAAAGAATTTCTCGACATACCCGAAAACCTCATCTTGCCAATCGGCCACGGCATAGGCCACGGCCCCGCCCATGATCGAGCCATCCTCATCGAACGCCGCAATGATCACCCCATCCGGATCATTGATCGCGTAAAAGAACCGATCGCGCGCCTTTGCCCGGTTCGCCGTTACAGGAAATTGCGTTTCGGCAAGAAATTCCTCGTACAGATCCAATAGCTTGTTGATAACTTCCCGATCCCATTTATCGATGATCATATTTCCTCGCCCCCCATTGCCATGAGTTTCCGGTAAAGCTGCCACGCCGTAACCCCAAAGAACCCGATCCCGATCGTATAGGCGACATAGCTCGCGCAAGTGATCACTGGCCCGCGCCATACGAAACGGCGGCTCTCAGGGGCATGGCGAAAATGAACAACCGTATGCCCGGCCTGTTTGTGCTCGGCCAAGATCTCGGCAAGATCGGCATCCGTGAGGATATGGTTCACCGCGCCGAGCAGGGGATCGATCGCCAATGTGAGATTGTGCATCCGCGTTACTGCGAAAACGTGCTGTTTGCCCGGCCGCAATACCCGCTTGATCACCGGATGCGGAACATCCTTGAAAACGATCCACCACGAAACGCCGGGATCAGATATTGAAATTCTGTTTTGCTTGAAAGCCACCTGAAAAAGCCTTTTGTTGCGCCGGGGTTCTGTTCGTTTTCATGGGCTGAGCTTCGCCACCGCCGAGCAAGAGATACCCGAGAGCCTCGCAAGGATGCGAATATTCGTTCTTGCTCGGGGTTTCTGAGAATGCCTCGGTTCCGATCGTTTGCAGCTTTTTGAAATCCCATTTCCCTTTGAGGCCGTTGATCAGTTTCGGGCATCCCGTTTTCGATACCAGCAATCCGGCCTTGCCATCGATCAGGCGGCCGCATGGATCCGCGATCGCTTGCCGCCGTACCCGCCAATCGTTCGTCATGGCGCATCTCGTGGGGAACCCTTTCGCCCTCAGATATTCAACGATTTTATTCTCGAACAACTGATCGCGCTGTTCGGCGGCCGGATCCAGTATCACGGCCTCGATCTCCATGCCCGGGTATTTCTCGCTGATATGCTGTTTCAGAACGCGGGCGAAATTCTCAACGCCCATTTCCATCCCGATACATTCCGAATGAGCCAGCCAGTTGCCGCGCGGATGCCTTTGCCCGATGATCGCGGCGGGTTGCAACGTACCGCCCCCGATATCGATGCCGATCTTGAGGGGCAGATCTTTCAGAACCGGGATATCGGCAACCTGTAAATCGTGATTGAACTCGGGGATCACTGGCCGCCCGATCTGAAAGAACCCGTATTTCGCTTGGAGCATAACCTCGATGTATTTCAGGTTCGCCCCTACGAGCTGGCGCGCATAGTACGCCGGATCCAAGTTCGGCAAATTCTCGGCCGCCGGGTTGATGCCCCAGAACTTGCCCGCCGCATGGATCACCTCGGCCTTATCGTAAATGAACTCATAGCCCCGCTCGTGGCTCTCGAACCTTCCCCCCGATATTTCTTTCAGCTCGAGAACGGCGGGCGGTTGACGGAACAGCCTGTTCGTAAGATCGATCTCGCGGCCATCGGGCAAGCGGAACTTTTGCGGCATCGCGTTATTCTCGAAACGGTCATACCACCAGCTATCCTCATCCGGCGCGTTCGTATCGCTGAGAACCTGAGGATCAACGCATCCCCCATCGGCCATTGATGGATACCGCCCGATACGGCCGATCAGGGCATCGACAACGGGCCGAACAACCTCGCGGCCCTCGTTGACCCATCCCCCTGTCAATTCCAGCGAAAGCAATTTCCGAACGTCCTGCACGTTATCCAGCGCGAGAAAGATTACCTCGCAATCGATGCCCGGATGCCCACCGCGCGGCGGGAACTTGATGCGATACGTTATCGGAGCCGAGAACACCGGGCGGCCATGCGGCCCCTCGGGATAGATCGCCGTAAATGTTTTGAGCGTTGTCGATTTCAGTTCCGGGCCAGTGTTCCGGATCACGGCATATCGGGATCGCTTGTATCCGTCCTTTTGAACCCTTTGCTTATCGGCGTGAGCCATGATCCAGCCTGAGCACCCATGCGATTTCCCTGATCCCACTGGCCCCATGATCCCGGCGAACGATGCGTTCGAGATGAGCGCGCGATACACGCTCGGGCTGTTTCTGAAATCGATGTTGATGCACTCGCTCATAGCTGCTTTTCCCAATGATGCTGTATCCAATCGCCGCCATCCCACGGCTTAGGATCGCCATGAAAGCAAACAACCGGGGTTTCGAGCAGATCTTGCCCCCGCCCGCCCTTCTTGAATGATTTGAAAAATCCATCGGGCGTTACGTCCTGCCAGAATACAGGATCTTTCACGATCCGCGAAATGAATGCCTGATCGCCGATGCAACCTGATCGCCCAAAGTTCTGCATCGCATCATCGCCGCGCCTCAGGAAATCGGAATAGATCGCCGAGTAATCGCCCTCGAACCGCATGACACCGCTCGCCGGAACGTCAGGCTTGCCGAAATCCCTCAGCATGATGAAATCGCCCTCAACATCGCAAAGCAGATCGATCGGTTTGTTTACGAACGTATCGAGATCCAGAAACAGAACAGGGCCATCGAACAGGCCCGGGCGAAACAGCTCGATCTTGCTCCACCATCCACGCCATCCATGCACGAGGGGGATCGTTTCAACGCCGGGGATATCCTGATCGCTCAGGACAACATAGCGGGCAGGGCGGGAAAGGTTGCGGCGTATCTGATTGAACAGCGCGGGAACGCACTGAGGCCGATACTTGCCGCGATATGGCGATGCCGGATCAGGATTTCCGCTCTTGAATACCGCCGAGATTGTTATTTCGTTCGCTCTTGAGATGGTAAGCCCCCATTTCGATGTTTCGCATGGATGGATCGCGCGCCGTAATGCTATCGGCGATATGATCCGAGAATAATTCCAGAAATGCGGCATGATCCCAATCATGGCGATGCCGCTCAAATTCGTTGCCGAATGCCGCCCCCTGAGGAACGCGCCCGATCGGGCAGGATATAAAAACATCATCGGCGTATTGCAGGGCATAGCGAACGCACTCGAACGCCTCGCGCTGATCCATATGCTCGAGCACATCGCCGAATATCACGGCATCGATGGCAAGCTCGGCGTAATGGAACCGCCGGATATCAGAAACAAAAAGCTGATCGTATTTCTTGGCGAGATTGTAATCGGTCAGATACCGCTCGAAAGCCTCAACGCCGATCCATGTTTGAGAGGGCCGAGCGAGCAACGCGCTATACGTTCCATTGCCCGGCCCTACATCGAGAATACGCGCATCATCGGCAACATGCTCATTGAACCTCGCGGCAATCCATTCCTTGTTGACCTTGCTCGAGGTTGGCATTCGCTTATTGCCCCTTGAACTTGTTGAAGTTCGAGAAATAGCCGCCGGATTGCTCCGGAGCTTTTGCGGGCTCGGGATCTTTCGGCTGTTCGGCCGGATCCGCTTGCGCCTCGCTCTCGGTTTCTGCGCCCGGCTCGCCCGGGTTTGCAGCTTCCTCGGTTGCGGGATCAGTTGCCGGATCCGCTTTCTGTTTCTTTCCGAATATTCCCATCGGTTTCCTCTTTCGGTTTGAGTTTCTCGCCCTGTGCATCAACGAGAGCTTGTTCCTCTCGCTTGATTTCATCGTACCCCTCGCGCCATGTTTCGCGCTCAAGGGTATCGTTATCGCCGATCGCTGTTCGCTTGTGAGTGCAATCCGTATCGAGGATCGGCAAGATCTCGCGCGTCTGTTCGCGGATGCCATCGAGGTTTTTCGCTTCGCCATCTTGCGAGCTGGATTTCCCCTCGATGATCGTATGAACAGCAACGTTCGCATACCACTGAGCCAAGATCCTGAGCTTTTCCTGCTTGTCCAGATTGAACCACGGCAAGCCCCGCATGATGCCAGATTTTACAACCAGCTTTTCCGGCGGCTTCCCGTAGTCAGGCATCGAGAACCGCGCTTTCGTTTCCCACCATACCTCGGCGAGCGGAACAGCCTCGGACACTTTCAGCCCCTTGCCCGGTTCACCATTGCGACCGGGAAGCCGATCCAGATCGCCGAACAAATGCGGCGTATCGATGAAATCCGAAAAATGCGGCGCGATGATGATGGGATCGTTATTGATCATCGCCCGCGCCCTTGAGCTGAGCGAGTTCGCGGTTCTGGCTGTCAACCAGCTCGCGCGCATGGGCAAGCTGATCCTCGAGCTGGATAACGCGGTTCGACAATGCGGCATTCTCGCCCCTGAGGTTCTTTGCCGCGCGGAACAGCGTATCGATCCTGCCCGCAACGCCCTCGAACAGAACAGCCGCCGCGCCGAGAGCTCTGAGCCCGGCCGCCAACGTTTCGGGGTTCGGGTTGATGGCATTGCCGA